GAAGCGGTAGCCCTCGTCGACCACGCCCTTCTGCGCGACCAGCGGCTTGCCCGCAGCCGCTGCGCCGCCTGCGCCTACGGTCGGCGCCGGCTGGTCCAGGTACTTCGCGCCGCTCGGGCCGAGCAGCTCGGCGACCTCGGCGCGGTTGTAGCCCCCCGCCACATAGGAGCGCGCCAGCTTGGCAACGGCGCGCGCCTCGATCTCGGAACGCCGCGTGAGGTTCTTGATGATCTCGCCCGAGTCCATGCTCGGATTGATGGCCGTCTTTTCCCAGTTGGGCAATTCCGTCTTGGTCAGCGCCGAGCCGAACAGCTTGTGCCGCGCCTCGGCCTGCGCCAGATCCATCGCCTGCCACCACGCCGCCTGGCCGCTCTTGTCGCCGATGATCCGGCGCGCCTTGTTGCCGGTGTCGCCGACGATGTAGTGCCCGCCGAAGTCCTTGTTGAACGTGTCGAGCAGGCGCTTCGACGTTTCCGCCGCGCCGGCGATCTCGCCCAGCTCCTTGCGCCCGCCCTCGGGCAGCGGCTTGCGCTGCTCCTTCGCCTGCTCGGCGCGCGTCCGAGCGACCGCCGCGTCGACCGTCGCATCGGCCGAGAGCCGGTGGCCATAGATGCTCGCAGCCCCCTGGATATCGGCGACGCGGGCCGAGTTTTCACCCTGCTGGCGCCCTTGCTCCATCTTGTAGCCGTGCTCGCGCTGGCCCGGGTTGATGGCCTCGCCGAACTGCGCGTCCTGCACCTTCTGCAGCTGGCTCTGGTAGGCCTCGATGGCCTGCCGCCCGAGCCCGCCGCGCGCCTCGCCGCGCCAGTAGGTGTCGGCCGGCGCCGCGTAGGCATTGCCGATGTAGGCGTTGCCGTCCTTGATGACGACCGGCATCTGGTTGGCGTCGGGGCGCTGGTCGGAGATCGCGTTCTGGCGCGCCTGCCGGTCATCGAAGCGCTGGCGCCATTCCGGATCGGCGTTGCCCTTGGCGAGGTCGATGTACGGCGTGCCGTTCGCCATGATGTAGCCGCCCGGCCCGAGGTCGGCGCGGCCCTCCGCGTTGATGGCCTCCGACTGCGCATCGAGATCCGTGGCCGCGATCCGCTGGCGCGGCGTGGTGATCTGGCGACCGGCCTGCGCATCGGCGAGCAGCCGCTCAAAGCCCGCCTCGTCGCGCGGCTCGGCCTGCGGCAGCATCCCGCCCGGTTCGCCACTCGGCGCCGCAGCACGGCCAGGGCGCGAGCGCGCTGCTGCAGCGGCTTCAAAGGGAGTGGGGCGCAGAGCCGCAGGCTCCTGCCAGAAGCCAGCCTGCCGCTCGATTTGCTGCGGCGTCGCGCGGGGCGAAGCTGGCGACACCATGCGCTCGATCTGCTGCGGCGTGGGCGCGGCAGGAGCCTCCCACGAACCGGTGGCGCCACCCTCCTGCTTCATCGGGTCGACCTCGCCACCACCAACCGCCTGAGCGAAGCCTCCCGACGCCTTGAGCATGCGCGAAGGATCGCGCGCGGGCACCGCGCTCCGCACCGCCGCCGTTCCAGGGCCGTCCGGCTGCTGTGCCACCGGCACTGCCCCGTAGGCATAGGCCAGCCGCTTTTCTTCTTCCTCGTCGATCATGCCGCCGTTGGCGTAGCCCGGCAGCTTCGGCTTGCCCGCCACCGACTGGATGATCGAGTCCAGCGTGCCCGGGTTGAGCGTCGCGTTGATGCCGCTAGCGAGCACCCGGTCGCGCGAGGTGTCGTCGATGATCTGGCCTACGGTCTTGCCGTCCAGGCCGTAGCCCGGCGCCCGGGCCAGCCCCTCGTGGCGTCGGCTCATCATCGTGCGCAACTCGCGCGCGTTGTCCTCGGGACTGATCGCCCCGCCGTCCGCATAGCCCGTCATCGGCGACTGCGGCGGGTCGATGGTCGGGCTCTGCGCACGCAGCCGTGCCAGCTCCGCGTCTTCGCCGCTGTTGAGCGAGCCGCTGTGCAGCATCAGCTCCGCGCCGGCCGCGACAGGACCGGCCAGCCGCGCCGCGCCGCGCACGAACTCGCCCAGGCCGAAGCCCCCGGCCGTCGCCGCCTTGGGCGCGAGGCGCTCGGCCAGGCCACTCATGTCGGGAGGCGCCATGCTGCGCAGCCGCGCCCCGGCGTCCGCAGGCAGCGGCGGCACGCGCGCGCGGCGAGCGAACTCATCCGCAGGCGAGCGGTAGTCGCGCAGGTTCGGCACGTCGGGCGGGAGCGGGCCGGGAGGCGGCACCTGCGGCGCGCGCAGGGGCGGCTGCATGCCAGACGGCGCGCGCGGATCGGGCAGTTTGGAGACGTTGGAAAACGGCATTTCAGCTTTCCTTGTAGGTATGGATGTACGACTGGTTGACCGAATTCGAGACGCTGCCCACGCGCGACTCCGAGGTGCTGGCGCTCGTGGAAGCGCTGGTCGAGTCGCTCGCCGAAGCCGACAGCGAGGCATGCACGTTGCGCGCGGCCAGCGCGGCGGCGGCCACCTGCGCGGCGATGGTGCCCGCCGACCGAATGCTGGTCTGCAGCGTCTCCGCATAGGAGAGGGCCGCCTTCACGTTGATCTCACCCACCTTCACGTTCACGTCGGCCTGCGACACATAGACCGCCGTGGTCGCCTTGACCGCTTCCACCTGCGCCTGCGTGAAAACGCTCTTGGCCTGCTCGGATGCCGCGAAGGATTTCACGCGCGACTCGAACACCTCGGCCAGCGCCTTGATGCGCTCGCTCTCGGCTTGCACGCCCCCCAGGTAAGCCTTCACGCGCTTGTCGAACATTTCGAGCGGGTACTCGGCGGTTTTCTTGAAGTCCAGGTTGCTCTCGGCCAGCTTCGCGTTGACCACCACCCCATAGGCCTCGACGCGGCCCTTGTAGGCATCGACCTGCTGGCCGTATTGCTCGACCAGCGTCTTGTTGCCCTGGAGCTGCGCGACATAGGTCTCGATACTCAGCTTGGCCGCTTCGACCTGGGCGCGGAAGCCCTCGATCTGCTTGCCATAGATCTCGGCCTGCACCAGCTCGGCCCGCACCGCCGCTTCATAGCCACGGAACTCCGACTCCTTCGCGCCGACGAGCGCCGTGAAGCCGCCGACCTGGGCCTTGTAGACCTCGACGCGCTGCAGCTCGGCGCGCAGCCGCGCTTCATAGCCCTGGTACTCGGCCGTCTTCGCTTGCACCTGCGCGACGAAGCCCGCGAGCAGATCGCGGTAGAGCTCGGCCTTGAGTTTTTCCGCGTCCAGTTCGGCATTGAAGCCCTGGTACTCCAGCGCCTTGGCCTTGATCTGCGAGTCGAAGCCCGAGAGCTGCGCCTTGAAGATTTCGACCTGATTGAGCTGCGCGCGCGAGAGGTTGGCGAACATCTCGAACTCGCCGGACTTGGCGCGCACCTGCTCGCCAAACGCGGCGATCTGCGCCTTATAGACCTCAACCACGTTCAACTGCGCGCGGGTCTGCGCTTCATAGGAGCTGACGTCAACGCCGTGCGCGCGCACCTCGGCTTCATAGACACCGACCGCCGCCTTGAACAGCTCCACGTCCTTGAGCTGCACGCGCGAGAGCACCTCGAAATTGTTGTACTCGGCGATCTTGGCCTTCACCGACGAGTCGAAGCCCGCGAGCGCGCCCTTGTAGAACTCGACCTGCACCGCGAGCGCCTCGACCTGCGTCTTGTAGCCCACGTACTCGGAGGTCTTCGCATCGGCCAGCGCCTTGTAGCCGCCGATCTGGGCCGAGAACATCTCGACCTTCGTGACCTCGCCCTTGAGCTGCGTCGCATAGGCTTCGAAGTCGAGCGCCTTCATCTTGACCAGCGTCTCCTGGCCTTCCAGGCGCGCGCGGTAGATTTCGATCTGGCTCTTGTCGGCCTCGATGCGAAGCTGCACCGCGCCAATGCGCGTGCGATAGACCTCGGCCATGGTCTTTACACCTTCGAGCTGCGCCGTGTAGATCTGCGTGGCCTGCACGTTGAGCTGGCCCACCAGCTGCTGCCCTTCGAGCTGCGCCTTGTAGACCTCCAATTGCGCGAGCGCGCCCTCCAGCCGCGTCTTGAACACCTGGGCCTTGATGCCGAAGGCCTGCACGTCGGCGTTGAACAGGTTCACCCGCGCGTTGAAGATTTCAATGCTGGCCTGGAAGGCGAACTTGGTCGCGTCGAGCGCGCGAGCCTGCACCTGATTGAAGTGCTCGATGAGCCGCGACTCCAGCTGCATCGCGAGGTTGAACGAGAACTGGAAGTTGCTCTGCTCCAGCTCGGCCTGCTTGATCAGGATATCGCGCGAGAGGTCGGCGTCGTTGCGCATGCCCTCGGTGATGGCCTGCTGCACCAGGCGCACCAGCGTGCCCTGCGGCATCGAGAAGCCCTTGGCCGCCACGAGGCGGTTGGCCTCCTCGACGGCGCGCTGCGTGAGCAAGGCCTGACGGTCGCGCCCGCGCTGCCACAGCGCTGCCTCGACGGCCGGCGACAGGCCGGTGTGCGCCCCGTCGATCAGCTCGATCAGGCGGCTGTTCATGTTCGACAGCAGCGTGGTGTTGTACTCCACCTCGCTCCACGTGAACGTGCCCGAAGGCGCCTCGGGCTTGTCGCCCAGCGTCTCGTTGAAGATCGGCAGATCGAGCACCGGCACGTCCGGCAGGTTCAGCCCGATCAGCGTCGGCACGGGCGGCAGCGTGAACGAGGGCTCGTCGGGCAGCACGACCGGGTTCAAGGTCGGCGCATCGATGGTCGGCAGGTCCAGCGTGCTGGGCACCGGCACCTGCAGCAGCTCGGGCGCCGTGGGCAGCACGCCCGCGAAAGGCGTGGGCGGCGTCGGCAGCGTGACGCTCGGCGCCGTGGGCACCTCGGTATCGAAGGGCGCGGGCTCGGTGAGCGGGGCCAGCGTGGGCACCACGGGCGCCACAGCGGTCCCGGCGCCGGGCGGCTCCAGCACATCGATCATGGGCGCCTCGGGCGCGGTCGCCGACAGCGGGTCGGGCGGCACCAGCACGTCCAGCGAGGGCGCATCGGGCACCGGGATCGCGAACGGGGCCGGTGCCGACAGCTCGTTGAGGACCGGCGTGGCAGGCAAGGTGCCGTCGAAGGCCTCGGGCGCGGCCACATCGACGACCGTGGGCGCCGCAGGCAGCGTCTCGGCAAAGGGCGTGGGCGCGACCACCGTGTTCAACGTGGGCGGCGCGGGCAGCACGGCCGAGAACGGGTCCGGCAGATCGACGTCGACCAGCAGCGGCGACGTCACGTCGTACTCCGGCTGCTCCGGCAGCGTGAGATCGGCGAAGGCGCCCAGCGCAGGCTCGACCGGCGCGGCCGGGAACGTCGCCTCCAGGCCGGTCGGCTCGCTCGGCTGCTCGCCGATGGGCAGCGTCGTGATGCTCGGCACCGGGATGGTCGGCGTGCTCACGGGCGGCAGCGCGAGCGCCATCGAACTCATGGTGTCGACGGCCGCCAGTGCGCGCTCCTGCGCCTCCTGCGCGATGGCCCCGGTGTCGTCCATGACCCCCTGGACGATCTCGGTCGTGATCGGGCCGAGCGGCGGCGGCGGCGGGATCGGGTCCGGCGGCGGGTACAGGAGGACTTGAAGCTGTTCGTAAACGGTGGACATGCAGCAACCTCAGTTTTGTCAGCAGCAGTCCGGTGCCGGCATGCCCGGCGCGAGGTTCTGGCTGGCTTCGTAGATGAAGGTCATCGTGTTTTGAATCAGCAAGGCAAACACGTTGTGGCACGCATAGCGGCTCTCGCTGAGGTACGGGTAGTACCAGTACAGGTGCGACTGGTGGTAGCCGTCCCCGTAGTCGTAGTCGTCGATGTCCGAGATCACCGGCAGTTGCGTGATCGTGTTGCTCACCACGTCGTAGCGCCACACGAATCCCTTCTGGATGCCGGCGACGGCGCCAAAGATGTCGGACTCGGAACGCTCGTGCAGCACGCTCAGGCCATAGACCCCCGAGGTCATGCCTTCCAGCGTCTGGAAGATCGCATAGGCTGCGTGCTGCGCATAGTCGGCCTGATCGACCTGCGTCAACCCAGGCGTGTCGCCGAAGATGTAGATGTCCACCGGGCTGCGGAAGGCACCGTCGGGTTCGTAGATGCCGCCGCCGAAGATCGGCACCGGGACGGTGGTGACCAGCTCGGCCGACTCGCCCCGCACATCGATGGCGATCAGCTCCTGCGCGTAGTTCGCGCCAAACGGATTGGGCCCGCCCCAACGCAGACACTCGTCGTAGCTGTCCTCCCAGCCGAAGGGTGAGATATTGCCGATGCGGTCGTCATAGCTCTGACAGGTCAGCGTGAAGTTGAAGACTTTCGTGTTGGGCTTGCCGAGCCGGACCTCGACCTCCACCTCCATCGGCGCCCAGTCGCCTGCCGTCAGGTACTCCTGATAGTCGCCGTCCTCCGAGCGCGTGAAGAAGTTCGGGTCGAAGCCCGGGATCGGCTCGCCGGCCCGATTGGAGATGAGGAAGTTTTCACCGAAGGCGCCGATGCCGAAAAGGTAGGTGCCTTCCAGCACCTGGGCCTCCCCGCTCTCCATGCCGAGCGATTCGAGAAAGCGGCGCATCTTGACGATGTGGATGCGGTCATCGACCGGATCGACGCCGTCCTCCTCGAACGGGTCGAGCACGAAGACCTGATCCCAGCCGGTATCCGGCGCCATGAACCCGCCCCCAGGAGGCTGGAGGTACTTGCCGCTGAAATCCCGCCCTTCCCCGGCGTTCTCCTCGTCGGTCATCTCGGGGTCGTAGGGGCGCCAGCGCGAGGGGCCGAAGTTCTCGGCGAACGTGACGTTGTCGTAGAGCCGCAACCCGTTCTTGCTGTAGTAAAAACCCGCATCGTCGTCGCCGGGAAGCTCGTGGTCGTAAATGATCAGCGCGAGGTTGTGGTGCTTGTACTCCTTGCCCTGAGAGCGGCCCGGCAATTGCAGATCAGCATCCTGCGCGGCGATCAGCGTGTCGAGCGTCTCCCCCGCAAAGTCCGCGTTCAGCGACGCATCGCCCTCGCTCGTCACGTCCACGCCGAACCAGTTCACGAACGCGCTGGAGCCGAAGGCATTGGTGACGATGCCGACCGCGTCCGGGTTGTCGGGCTCGATGATGAAGGGCGTCGGCGCGTATGAAGGCACCGGCCCAGGGGCCGCGTAGTTGACGCGCACACCCACCCACATATAGGGCTTGTTGCTCGTTTCCTCCTTGACCTCTTCTTCTTCCTCTTCGACGCCGGGCTTCGGCAGGGGCGGCACGAAGATGCGCGCCGTGTGCTGGCCGTTGTTCGTGAGCGTCTGGATCCGCACCCCGCCCGCGTAGGTGTGGCTCGAATGGAAGAAGCCGCCCGGCTCGCCAGCGGCGATGCGCTCGGGCACGCCGTGGTAGTTCAGCATCAGGCCGAGCTGCGCGCGGGCGCGGTGCGAGAACGCGATCCCGCGCTCGCGGTCGCCATAGATTTCCACGCGGATCGCGCCCGTCACCACGGGCTCGCGCTGCGGCTCGTCTTCGTCCGTCACACGACTCTCCGCGACGTGACCTCGGGCGTCAGCGTGAGCTGGTCGAGCGCGAAGTCCGCCCCGGCCCGGTTGGCGAGTTTCCACTCCCAGTAGGTGCCGCGCAGGCCGCGCCCGATTTTCACGCGCGTGGCGTGCTGGTCCTCGATGCGCCGCGGCACCACCGGGTAGCTGTACTCGTGGTGCCCGTCCGCGATCAGCGTCAGCGACAGCTCGCCATCGGCGCGGTAGCCGACATAACCTGTCACCACGCGCTTGATCTGCGGCGAGCCCAGGTCACCGCGCCCGCTCGCGATCACCGCCGCGATGTCCTCGCCGAGGTCCGACGCGCCGGTCAGCGCCACGATCCCCGACTCGGTCGCGGCCAGCACCACGCCCCCGAACATGCAGAGGCTGTTCGCATTCACCCCGTGGTACTCGGACACCGCTGTCGTGCGCGTGTTCAGCACCACCGACGTGAAGCTGGCGACCGGCAGCGCGGTCTGCACCAGGGTGCCATCGAGCATGAGCAGCGGCAGCACGATGCTGGCCGAGCCCAGTCCCTGCATCGAACCATCGGCGGCCAGCTCCAGCAGCGGCAGCGTGATCTCGGCCGAGCCGACATTGCCGGCCACGCCCTCGGCGTTCACCTCCAGCACCTGCAGCGTGACATCGGCGCTGCCGACGACCCCGCCCATCTCCAGCGCGCCCTCGACCGTGAACAGCTCCAGCGTGATCGCGCCCGTCGCCAGCGCGTTGTCGAAGCCCGCGCCCGAAAGCGTGAACGGCCGCAGCACCGCGTCGCCGTTCACCACCGCGCCCGACAGCATCTCGCCGCCCAGCGCCAGCTCGGCGAGCACCACATCGCCCGCGCCATCGTTGCGCTCGTCGCCCACCAGCGTGGCGTCCAGCGTGACCTCGGGCAGCAGCGCATCGCCCACGCCCAGCGCGCCGGAGATCATCCGCGCGTTGAGCGTCAGCCGGTTGATCGACACCGTGCCTGCCGCGATGCCGGTCTGCAGCAGCGTCCCCGACAGCGTGAGCGCGCGCACCTGCGCATTGCCCACGCCCACGCGCCCGGCCAGGCCGGTGCCCGCCGCCGTGAAGCCGGCCAGCGTGACCGCGCCGACCCCGAACGGGTCGGTCACCATCGTGGCCGACAGCGTCAGCGTGCGCAGCCCGATGCTGCCCGTGACGATCCGGCCCGCCACGGCCGTGGCCGACAAGGTGAACGGCAGCAGCCGCGCATCGCCGGTCACGCCCGTATCGGCGGCCAGCGTCAGCTCCGGCAGCTCGACATCGCCCACGGCCCCATTGCCGGTCAGCGCCGTCGCGGCCAGCGTGAGCGGCTGCAGCACGGTCGCGCCAGCGAAGCCGCTGCCGACCTCGCCGACGAGGCCGCTCGCACTGAGCGTGAACGGCAGGAAGGCGAGCGGCCCCTCCAGCGAGCCACCGGGCAGCGTGAACGGCAACAGCCGCACGTTGCCCCCCATCGCCGCGCTGCCCAGCGAAGTCGCGGACAGGGTGAGCTCGCTCAGATTGACGTTGCCGTCGATGGCCATCTAGCCGCTCCCGTGGATCAGGAGGTCGGGAAGGTCACGGGGAACGACGTGATCGTCTGCGTGGCCGCTGCCGTGATCGAGGTCGAGCTCATGTTGAGCTGCGAGCCCGAGGTCGAGATCGCGCCGTCCAGCCGCATCTGCGACTCGGTCGAATCGAGCGCCCCCGAATCGGCCACCGCGCTCTCGAAGCGGAACCAGCCCGCCGTGCCGCTGTTGGCCGCGACGCCCGACCAGGTCTGCGTCGAGAGCTTGGGCATGACCCCGGCCGCAGGCGCGCCGAACTTCAGGCCGTTCACCGCCGTCACGCCGGCCACCGTGGTGCCGATGTTCACGTCCGTGCCGACCAGCGTGGTGCAGGTCGAATCCAGCACCATGCCGTTCGCTGCGGCGCCCAGGCCCAGCGGCGCGATCACCGTGACCACCGCGCCCGAAGACGTGGCGGTCCACTTCGGCTCGGAGTTGTAGTTGTTGATCGCGGCGGCCAGCGCGGCCGCCGTAATGGTCAGCGAGGTGTCGAAGGCGATGGCTGCGCCGATGATGGGCAGCGCGTTCGCCGTGACCGCATCGACCGTGCCCGAGGAACCCGACAACGTGATGGTGCCGGTCGCACGCACCTCTTGCGTGTGCGCGCCCGACGCATCGGTGATCGTCGCCAGCAGCGTGCCGGTCGGCGCCGCCTCGGCCGTGGCCGGTTGCGTGCCCGTGTAGATCTTCAGCTTGCCGCCCTGGAAGACGTTCTTCAGGGAGCCGGTGTGAAGGGCATAGTTGCGCGCCGCAGCGCTGATACGCAAAGTCATCGTGGACTCCAGAGGTTGAGAACCCGACCAAGCGGGCGAAAAAAAACCCCGCGGGGAACCGCGAGGTCGGGGGGAACAGGGGACGAGCGAACTAGCGCGAGAAGATGCAGAACTCGGTGCCGTGCTCGCGCTCGGCCTTCTCCTTGAGCGCGAGCGCCATCTCGGGCGACTCGGCGAAGTACGCCTTGTTGTTCACGTCGAAGGTGTGCAGCCCGACGATCACGTAGGTCGGCGATGCGGGGCCAGCACTGCCCACCGCATGCGCCAGCAGATCGGTCGGATAGCGGCCCACCGTGCGGCCCTCCAGCGTCGTGAGCATCGAGCCCGGCACAAGGCAGTTCAGCGCCATGCCGACCTCCTCGGCCTGCTCGACCGTGTCGAACTCGCCCATGCTGCGAACGCTCCCGGTACCAGGACCATCGGTGCAGTAGTGGGTGAGGTTGAAGCGCGTCACCGGGCGCACCCGGAATTCATTGACCAACATGATTTGCTTTCTGACCCCGCAGGGTCTGCCCGGGGATCAAAGCCACGGCGTCCGGGCGCCGCCTCGTGGAAGGTTCAGATCGGCAGCACCAGCAGGTACTGGTGGCGCGTGGGCTCTTCGCGGAACACCGCCGCGCCCTCTGCGCCCGGTGCGAAGCGGTAGCGCTCCTGCGTGAGGTTCTGCACCGAGCCATCGGGCAGGCCCATGAAGACGCCCTCGGCCGTGGTGAACAGCACCACCTCGTGCGGCGACAGCTCCGCGTTGCCCGTGACCACCGCGCCATTGGCCGTGACCACCGAGCCGATCACGGCCGGTGCGGTCGAGACCTTGCGCAGCGTGTAGCTCTCCAGGCGCTCGCCCGAGGCGAAGTACACGGCCTGCGCGGTGCCGATGAACAGGCCTCCGGTCACGCCGACGATGAAGCGCACGGCCGAGCCGTCGAGCGCGAGGTAGTCGCGCAGGTCGCAGTGCTCGAAATCGAGCGCGCCGGTACCGAACACGAAGGCCCCGGCACCGATGAAGATCCGCCCGTTGTGCAGCGCAAGGCACTGGCCCGGAGGCGGCGCATCGAGCCACTGCGTCGCCAGCGGCAGCGCGAGCGCGGGGCCGGTCACATCGGCGGACAGCGCTGCGGCCGCATAGACCCCGGCTTGGTACATCACCATGCCGTTGGGCTCCGACAGGTAGAGCGCGACCTCGTCGACATCGGCGTCCTCGGGCGCGTTCCACGTGAAGCGCACCCCCGCGCCATCGCCGAGCGTGATCTGCGCGGCCAGCGCGCAGCCCGACTCCTGGCCGTCGCGGCGCAGGTGCGTGTAGGCCGCCTGATAGACGCCCGCGCCGAGCTGCCCCGCGATGGCGCTGACTGCGGGCGCCTCGGTCGCGGCAATGCCCCACGAGCGCACCGAGCCGTCGATGACGCCGGTCTGCGCCCCGTTGGAGAAGTAGACGCGGTCGTTGACCTCTACGAAGGCCATGCGTCGGCCCGAGGTGAGGCCCAGGGCCAGCGTCACCACCGTGCCGCCGACCGTCATCAAGCGCTTCAGGCTTGAGCCCTCGACGAACAGGCAGATCGACTGGTCCGCGTTGGACCACAGCGAGTGCGCGACGTTGGCCGACTCCAGGGTCTGGCCGGCGCGGCGCGCGACCGCCCCGCTGTCGTCGATATCGACATTGCTCGCCTGCACGAGGTCGACCGCAGGCTGCTTGCGCGTGGGCACGCTGTGCAGCCGCTCGGGCGGCAGCGTGTTGCGGATGCCCGCGACCGACTGGATGGTGAAGTCGCTCATTCGATGGGCCTCCCGTTGCGCTCAAGGATTTTCAGCAGGCCCTCGTTGCCGGGATAGACGACGAAGTTGTGGGACTTGAAGCTCTCGCCTTGAGCGCCGCGCGAGAGCTGGTCCCGGTACTTCACCCCGGCAATGCCCTCGTCGCGCAGCAAGGCCGCCGCGCCGGACTTCCCCAGGTTGTCGTCGATGTTCAGGTGCGTGAGGACGTTGTGCGCCCACGGATCGCGGCCGCGATAGCCGCTCAGCACGCTCTGCGTCTCGCGGTGAAGCCGGGGACTGTTCATCGCGCGCTCCATGCCGCGCTGCACCACTGGCGTCTGGGCCGACATGCGCGCGTTCCAGTCGACCATCGTCGGGATCGCCTCATCGGCCAGATCGGCCTTGTAGAGCGAGCCGACATCGGACAGCTGCGCGAGCTCTTTGCGCGCTCCTCTGATGAAGGCCGGCAAATGCGGGTGTTGAGGGCTTGCCGCGAGCTGACGCTCCAGCTTCTCGATGTATTGCTGCAGGCTCTCCATCCCTTGCCCAACCGTGTTGCCCCGGCCCCCGCTGATGAGGCCGCCGTAGGGATCGCTGCTCGCCGGGCCGCCGTTCATGTCGGTGAGGTTGCGTCGGTATGCCTCGGCGACTTCCTTGTTCTCCGCGAGGTACAGCCCATGCCCGTAGGCTTGGTTGCCCTCGCCCGCGCCGATATTGGCGCTGTCGAACTTCTTGAAGGTGTACGGCGATCCGTGCCACACGGTCGCACCGGCCACGCCGCCGAGCACCTCGCCCGCGATCTGGTCGGTCGCACGGCGCGACTCGGGCGACATATCGGAGCCGAGCGTCGGCCGGCCCTGCGCGTCCTTGAAGGTCTTGTCGAGCATGCCCAGGTGCTCGCCCGCGTCGATGTTCCTCTGGGCCACATGCCCCTTGAAGGTCTCTACCGGGTTGGCGAGCGCGTCACCGACCTTGCGCTTCGTCGAATCGATCGCGCTGTAGATGTCGGCCATTCCGAACGGCATGGTCGCCTCCCGTCAGGGCCAGCAGAGGTTGCGCGGCGGACCGCTCTGGGCCAGCTCGCGGTCCGGGCGTTCGCCGAAGATGCGCGTGAACTCGCGCTCCGCACGCGCGGACTTTTCGAGGTTCACGAACTCGGTGTCGGGCATCTCGTAGGCGCGCTTGAGCACCCACTGCACGAGCGCCTCGTGGTGCCGCACATGGATGGTCGGCACGTCATCCGGGTTCGCCAGGCGCTCGGTCTCCAGCGGCACGCGGTAGACCTCCAGCGCCAGGGTGTAGGCCTGATCGACCTGCGAGTTGAGCAGGATGAAGCCATCGCTCACCACGCAGGCGCAGGGCTTGCCCTCGTTGTCGCGCCACGTCGGGTCGCGCCGGTCGAGCGTGGGCAGGTCCATCTGCTCCAGCACCGTCTCCACGTCGCTGGCATCGAACAGCGCCGCGCGGTAGATGCGCACGATCGACTCGTGCAGCGCGTACTCCGAGGTGCCCGCCGTCACCGCGATGGAACACACCGCTGGGGTCGCGCGATCCCGGATCAGGTCGCCGCGCTCGCAGGCTTCCTTCTCGGCCTCGACGAACCAGCGCGTGAGGCGCCGATCCGACCAGAACGGAGGGTCCGTGTCGTCGTCCGCGAGATCGCGGAACAGCTCGAACAACTCGGAGAGCTTGGCCATGTCAGGTCAGCCCGTACTGCTCGACCATGGTGCGCACCCTGTCGCGCATCTCGCCAACCGCCACATCGGGCAGCTCGACGCGGAAGTGGGTCTGCGCGAACTGCTTCAGCGACACACGGTTCATGGTGCGCAGCGAGTCGATGGCCTCCTGCAGGTCCACCTGCTCGGTGCCGCTGCGATCCCCAGGCTCGGGTACCTCGGATTCCTTGGTCGCGGGCGCCTCGCCGAGCACATAGACGTCCGGGTGCCGCAGCATCTTGCGCGCCACCTCGTCGGCCACCATGCGGGTCTGGCCCTTCTCGAATTCGGCTTTCGTGCCGTAGCAACCGTCCTTGTAGACCGGGCGGTGGCCGATGTATTTGATGGGAGTGGGCATCGCTTCTTCCTTGTGAATTAAAAAAGGGCGAGCCCGCGAACGAGCCCGCCCCCCTTACTGCGGCAGCCGATTAAGGCTGGCCGCGATCCACGCCGTAGACGATGAAGTCCAGCACGCCGACAGCCGCCAAGTCGGCGCCCGCCACGGTCCCGATGATGTAGACCGCCTTCGGCACGATGACCGGCGCCACCGCCGTGTTGTTCGCGCGCGTGCGGCCCACCGCATTGATCGCCAGCGCCGCATGGAAGTAGTCGTCGTCCTGCGGGGTCGCGGTCACGTCGGTACCGTCCACGTACTCCCAGCCCAGCTTGAGCGTCGACGAGGCCGTGAAGGCATCGGAGACGATCGCCAGCGAGTCGTGGATCTCGAAGCCCGCAGGCAGGATGCCGAGCCGGACCTTGTCGGTCTGGACGAGCGCCGTGGTCTGGTTGCTGTCGGTGAACACGCCCGAGGCGTTCGTGGTCAGGTTGAAGCGGTGGGCCGTTGCATTGCCGTAAGGCACGCCGCCGAAGGGGGACGCCTGGAGGGCGCCATTCTTGGTCACAGTAGCCATTTGAATTTCTCCGAAAAGTGAGGGTGAGCCGGGCCCGGACGCATCGCGCCCAAGGCCCGAAGGCGCATCAACCGATGCGAACGACCGAGTCGATGGCCATCACGCCGTAGTCGGTGTACTGCTGACCGAGCGCGCCGTGGTCGATCACGAAACGGGTCTTGCTCTTGCCGTTGATCATGCCGATCAGCAGCTCCAGCTTGTCCCCGTGGTCCAGCTCTTTCTCCGACCAGAAGTACGGATTGCCCGTCTTGCGCGCCTTGCCGTAGGCCTCGCACAGCGCCTGACCGCCCAGCAGGATCGCGCGGTCCACCGCGTAGGTGGTCCCGAACGCGGCCGGCACCAGATCGGTGGTGGTCTCGGTCGCCGCCGTGTACGACGCCTGCCAGTTGATGGCGTTGCCCGCATAGAAGCGGATCGGCTTGGGCATCTTCACGATCAGGATGCCGTTCCACAGACCCGCCTCACCCATGAAGATCGGGTTGTTCTTCGCCATCGACGCGCGCGCCATGGCCTGCGCCTGCAGCGTGCGGAAGTTGGTCGACTGCACGATGCCGGTGTACTGCTCGCTCGACACCAGCAGCACGCGCATCGGCGAGTCCGATGCCATCTGGTCGTCGTCGAACTTCACCGGGGGCGGCGGCAGCGGCATGCCGTCGAGCTTGGTACGCAGCGCGTCCAGCACATCGATGTTCAGCACATCGGTGGTCGCCAGCGTGATCTCGTTGCCCGAGGCCACGATGTGCTCCAGGCCGGAGCCCGTGGACATGTAGTGCCGGTTCTTCGTGGGCGCCTTGATCGGGTTCACGCAGATGGTCGCGAAGTCCGCGTCCGACGCGAGCGGGAGGGCCCACTCGATGTCGTTGGCGAAGCCGCGCGCACCGGCCAGATGGGCAATGTCCAGCTGGTCGTCCAGGCGCTGCATGTAGTTCTGGCCCAGCGCGCGCGCGAGCTTGCGCAGCTCGTGCGTGGTGCGCTGCTGCGTCATCGCGCCGCCGACCGAGATCGGGTAGCGCGTCTGGTCGATGCGCAGCGAATCCTGGGCGAAGCTCATCGAGCGGCCGAGGCCCTCGGCGTTGCGCTCGCCCATGATCGGCTTGCCGCCCAGCGGGTTGATCAAGTCGAAGGTGATTTCTTCACCTGCGGTCTTGGTCAGGTCCATGCAGCGGACGATGGGCAGGTCGTTGGGCGACTGGAAACGCAGCTTGTTTTCTGCGTCGGACTGCGTGGGCAGCTTGCCGGTGAGCCGATTCATCAGGGTCGGACGCTGCATGTTGGCAGCGAACAAACCCATGCTTTGCAGCTGGATGGCCTGCGGCGAGCCGGCGGGAATTGCGGTAGGCATAAGAGTCACTCCTGAAATGCAAAAGCCGCCTCAGAGGGCGGCTTTGCGGGGGGGATGGAAAAGAGACCTAGAGGACGCGCGACAGCAGCGCCTCGATCTCCTTGGGCGACTTGTTCGCGAACTTCTCGCGCATCGCCTCGGGAGTCATCGTGAGCAGTGCCGTCGTCTCGTCGACCACCTGCGCGCCACCTGCCGGAAGCTCCGACAGGCTGCTCGGGGGGGTGGCCTTGACTCCCGCCACCACGGCTTTCGCGGCAGCCGCCAGTTGCTCCTTGGTCTGGGCAACCGGGGCCGGCGCTGCAGCAGCGGCGGCGGGCTTGGGCTGGGACGCCTTGAACGCATTGAGCATCTCGATCACCTGAGCGCTCGAACCACCATCGCGCACCGCCCGGTACTGGTCCCGGACGAAGGACGGGTGTCCATCGATCCAGGCCTCGAACGCCGGGTTGGCGCCGATCTCCTTCACATCGGGATGAGCCGCCTCGATCGCACCGTAGTGCTCCCGACGCTTGATCGGCTCCAGCTCGCGCGACACCTGCTCGGCCACCAGGCGAGCGATCTCCTGCGCCGAGGCCGGAGCCGTCGGTGCCTGGGTCGTCGCCGGCGCCGCAGCGGCCGCAGGGGCCGCGTCAGGGTCACCAGAAGTGCGCCGATTGGCCGCGAGGGCGTCGGCGATCTCCGCGAATGCGCGGGCTTGTTTTTCCCAATGCCGGGCGGCCTCGCGCTCGGTCTGCAGCGCGCTGAACGGAATGATGGTCTTGCCATCCGCCGCCAGCACACCTGCAGGCTCGGGCGCAGCAGCCGGAGCTGCTGCAGGCGCTGCCGCCGTGGAGGGGTCGGTGGGGGTGTCGCTCTTGACCTCGGGAGTTGCGACCTCGGGCGAGGGGTCGCTATCGGTATCGCCCGGGACGGGAGCGGCGCCCAGCAGGCCCGCCACCATCTGCTCCGTCGTCAAAAGTCCGTCCTCACCACCGGTGGGTTCGTTCGTCGTCACTTCATCAGCCATTTCTTGACTCCATCCCCTTGTCGCCGGGGCGCGAAACGGAAAGTCACGTTGAAAAAAAAGGCGCCCCGCAGGACGCCCGTCGATACCCCTCGCCAGCCACTTGTCGCCGTGGCGCGAAACTGCACGAGAGGGGGTGCGCCTTGCGGCGCGGGTTCGTTAGACCGGCGTGAAGCTGGTGAGCAGGCCGTGCGTGAACACCAGCGTGCCCACGCCTGCGACCAGCACGCTCTGCGAGGCCACGGCATCGAGGTCGTTGATGGTCAAAGCGTCGCCGACCTTGATGCTGACCATGCCGCTGCCGCCCGCGAAGGCATGGAGGTCGATACGGCCACTGTTGTCGCCAGCGGTGAGCATGATGTTTCCGCCGTTGCTGCCGCCTTGCACGATGACGTTGCCGCCATCGGGACCACCCGTCAGCAGCACATCGGTGAGGTCGACGGGGTCATAGGCCAGGCCGTCCTCGGTGTTGTTGACCACGGGCACGCGACCTGCCTGCCCGGTGTAGCTGGCCGGCACGTCCGACAGTTCGGTGAAGCTCGCAGCGCCCTCGCCGCCGACCTCGATGTCCGCAGCGGTCAGGCTGGCCGCGAGGTTCGCCGCAGCGCCGGGCCCGGCCAGGATGGTGAAAGCCACCGACCTGTTGCGGTAGTAGCTGTAGAGCGCGTCATCAACTTCGCGGATTTCGTTGGCCGCCCACACGGCATCGACATCGGGCTTGATGGGCGCCTTGCAGGCACCGAGCGCTTTCACGAGATAGGCCATGGATTGCTCCTCAGTTCTTGTCGACGAAGGTCATCAGTCACCGAGCCGCACCCACGTGAGGGTGACCGTGCCCGAGACGGTCACCGCCGCATCGGCGCCGATGCCCGTGATGTTCAGGAAGGCCGCGACCGGCGCGGCATCCGCGACCGACAGCACGCCGACGCCTCGCACGGCCGCGCCGTTGCTCGACTGGAACGCCGTGCCCTGCACGATGTCCTGCTGCCCGGAGCCCGTGCCAATGCTGATCTGGCCCGCCACATGGGGCGCGGCGCCCTTGGGCTTGACCGCCAGCGCGGCGACCGCGCCGAGCAGCAGCACGCGGCCCGCAGGGAACTCGAAAATCTTCAGCCCACCGCCGCCCGGCTGCTGGCCCTGGCCCCGGCGCAGCTCCACGGGCGTCGCGCTCAGCGTGAGCACCGTCTGGAACAGCAGGCCCGAGCCTTGCTCCTTCGCGCTGACCGTGGGCGCGGCGGTCTCGCCGCCTTCCGCGCCGTTGCCCGACAGCGCCGCCAGCGCGGCACTGAGCACCTCCGCGTTGCCCGGACCGGCCAGCACCGTGAAGGCCGCCGTGTTGTTGGCATAGCGCGCATAGAGCTCGTCCTCGACCTCGCGGATCTCGCCGGCCGCCCAGTCCACATCCTTGTCGAAGCTGATCGGCGCGCGGCAGGCGCCGAGTGCCTTGATCAAATACGGCATGCGTGCGCCTCCTTTCAGAGCGAGAGGTAGGCCGACACGGTCGCGCCCGTGCCGGTGAGCGAGGCGCTGACCGCGCGCAGCATGGCCCACGGGTAGTCCACCGCCTGGGTCTTGGTGTCGCTGGTGGTGCCCGACAGCGACATGGCCGAACCGACCGTGGTCCAGTTCACGCCGTTGTTGGAGCCCTGCACCGTGACCGTCGCGGTCAGCGCGCCCGTGCCCGTGATGACGGCCTGCACCATGCCGCGCCGCGCTTCGTTCCACGGGCCGTCATAGGGCTCGCCGGTCACGGCCGTGGTGGCCGGGCTCAGCAGAGAAACGGATTTCACTTTGTTCATGGCTCGGTTCCTTGTTCGTCAGGGAGGGAAGGCTCGGCGTCGCCGCTGGCCGCAGCCGCGAGGACGTTCTGGACCAGCTCGTCGAGCACCGCCGCACCGCCGAGCGCCGCGACCACATCGGCCGGCAGGATCACGTCGCCGCTGTCCACCGCGAGCTGCGGCGGCCCTGCGGCATCCGGCTCGGTCGCCACCGGCTGGTGGTACTGGTCGATCAGCGCCTGGAAGAACTCGACGCCGACCAGCGCCACCACCTCGGCGGGTACGTGGTACTCGCCATCGGAGAGCGCGAGCGGCTCGCCCGTGGAGGCGTTCACGGCCGGGATCGAGTCGCTGGTACCCGTGCCCGGGCCGACGATCTCGCCGCCCTCGGCCTCGGGCGGCGGCGCCGGATCCGGCCCAGGGGCGGGCAGCTCCTCCTCGCGCGGCAGCATCCCGCCGTTCGCATAGCCGCCCCGGAACTCATCGAACAGGCCACCGGCACCACGGAACTCGCCAAAGATGCCCGGCGCGCCCTTGAACTCCGAGCGCACATTGCCGGTGCCCGCGAACTCGCCGATCACGCCCTCCGCTCCCGGCGCATAGCGCATGCCCGGCGAACTCGGCCGCGAGGGCTGCTGCGCGCGCTCGGCGAACAACAGGCTCGCGCGCAGCGTGGGCGTCAGGCCCGTCTCCGGGTCGATCTCCTCTTCGTCGTCGATCAGGCCGCCATTGGCAAGGCCCTGCGGCTGCGTGCCATCGGCGCGCATGGTCTCGATGCCGCCCATGCGGCCGGTCCCGGCGCTCTTGGGCTTGGGCACGCTGGCCGGCGTCTGCGGGCTGGTGTCGCCCGGCGCGGCACCGCTACCACCGAACTCGCCGCCGTTGTCCGAATTCGGGTTGGCACTTCCCGAATTCGGGATTTCCGGCTCGGGCGGCGCGAGCATCGGCGCCTCGGGCGCGACCGAGGCCATGGGCTGCGGGAAGTTCGGATCGACCCCGACCGGCGTCGGCGGCGTATAGCCCGACACCTGCATGATCCCGTCCGCGATGGGCGCGACGCCCGGCACCGTGGCGACCACCTGCGCGGCCTGCATGGCCGAGTAGGCCGTGTCCACGCCGGTCTCGACGCGCTTGGCCTTGATCTGCTCGGTTTCCGCGTCGAGCTTGCGCACCTGGGCCTCGGCCACGATGCGCGCGACCTCGTCCTGCATCTTCAGGTGCGCGGCCTCGGGCGATTCCTTCTGGCCCATCTCGCGCACCGCCTTGATGATGTCGTCGCGGTTCGGCACATCCATCAGCATCAGCAGGTGCGGCAGCGCGAGCTGCTGGTACTCGGGCGGCATCGACTTGAAGGTCTCGCTCATCGCCTGCAGCTGCTGCGCGCGGAAGGACGGCGACGAGGGCACGTCGTCGAGCGTCACCTTCAGCTTGGTGCGCGCCACGTCGTTGTCCAGATAGCGCAGGCCCGTGTCCACGTCGAGCTGCGGCACGTTCAGCAGGACCGAGCGGTCCTCCTTCATCGCGCCGCCCTTGATCTTCACCTCCTGCGGCTCGCTGCCGATGTCCTCCACGATCAGCGACATCAGCAGGTCGCCCACGGCCATCCGGGCCCAGCGGAAGTTGTCATTGATGTGGGCCAGCGTCTGCGAGGACTGCTCCACCAGCATCGAGGTCTGCACCCCGCTCTTGGCGTCGCCGCCCTGGCCCATGAACGAGTCGTAGATGCCGCCCGAGCGCTTGATGCCCTCGCGCGCGTCCACCAGGCGCTGGGCCTGCTGCGCGTTGAGCTCGAAGTCGCGCTCGACCTTGAACACCCCGCCTTCTTTCATGGCCTCGGCGTTGAGCTTGATGTCCGCGTCGGGCCGCGCGATTTCCTCGCGGAACTGCGAGTCCTTGCCCGCGACCGCGCCGACCGTGCGGATGGTGCGCACCGAGGCCAAGCCCCATTGCATCTTCGAGATGCGCGCGTTCACCTCGTCCTGCAGGTACATCATTCCCCGGATCACGCCGTAGGGCACGCCCGTGCGGTCCTCGCGCTTGCCCCAGAACGGCACATAAGGGAAGTTCTGGTGCGGGTGCGGGGTCGGGCCGTCATGCAGCCGGTGCGGGCCGATCCACCAGGCCAAGCGCATCTTGGAGACGATGGCCTCCTGCACCTTCGCCACGCCCGTGGTGATCGCGTACAGGTGCTCCTGCTTGCTCTCGTCGAACTCGACCACGCGGCCATCGGGCGAGCGGATCACGACCACGCGCGACCAGTCGCGGTACCAGACCTCGAACAGGCACACGCGCTGCTCGTGGATATCGCGCCACTGCTGCTCCTCGATGGTCCAGCCGCGCTCGCGCGTGAGCGCCATGCCCAGGTCCGTGGTGGCCCCGCCATCGGTGGTGAGCATGCCCGGATCCTTGCCGACCCAGCCGCCACCGCAGTGATCGATCAGGTCCGCCGAGGACGGAAACAGCAGCTTGGCCTGGCGCACGTCGACCCAGCGGCGGCGCACGAGGTAGCGCGCGTCCGACAGGTCCGTGTGCGTCGACAGGAAGTCCCACCAGATCTCGTTGCGGTGCACATGGCGGCAGCGGTACTTGAACTTGAACGGATCTTTCTCGCGCGCGACCTCGA